CTGCTTCACCAGCCCACCCTACGGCAACCAGCGCGACTACACCAGCGGCGGCATCACCGATTGGGACGGCCTGATGCAGGGTGTGTTTGCCCGGCTGCCCATGGCCGACGAAGGCCAGGTGCTGGTCAACCTCGGGCTGATTCACCGCAGCAACGAGGTCATTGCGTACTGGGATGGCTGGCTGGCTTGGATGCGCACGCAAGGCTGGCGGCGCTTTGCCTGGTACGTATGGGATCAAGGGACGGGCTTGCCCGGTGACTGGTCTGGCCGACTGGCACCGAGCTTCGAGTTCGTGTTTCACTTCAACCGGCAGTCCCGGCGGGCCAACAAGATCGTGCCCTGCAAATCCGCAGGCATAAAAAAACATCTGAGTGAGGACGGGAAGGGCGAAGCCTTTCGCGCCAAAGATGGCACCATAAAAAAATGGGCGCACGCAGGGCAGCCAGTACAGGACACCCGCATTCCCGACTCGGTGATACGCGTGCAGCGCCAAAAAGGCAAGATCGGGCAAGACATCGACCATCCGGCCGTGTTCCCAGTGGCGCTGCCCGAGCACATCTTGCTGGCGTACACGGACGCGGGCGAGCTGGTGTTCGAACCCTTTTGCGGCAGCGGCACCACGATGCTGGCCGCCGAGCGCACCGGACGGCTGTGTCGCAGCGTGGAGATCGCACCCGAGTATGTGGACGTGGCGATTCTTCGCTTTCAGCAGAACCATCCCAGCGCGCCCGTCACCCTGCTGGCCACCGGCCAGCCCTTTGACGAGGTGCGCGATGAACGACTGGCCAACGAGGAGGCCGCACAATGAGCGCATCTTGGTTTGCCGACAAGATCGAGCAGTGGCCGACCGCCAAATTGCTGCCCTACATCCGCAATGCGCGCACCCACTCCGAGGCGCAAATCGCCCAGATCGCGGCCAGCATCGCGGAGTTCGGTTTCACCAATCCGATTCTGGCTGGCAGCGACGGCATCATCGTGGCTGGGCACGGCCGCTTGGCCGCTGCGCAGAAACTCGGGCTGGACGTGGTGCCAGTGGTCGTGCTCGATCACCTCACCCAGACCCAGCGCCGGGCACTGGTGATCGCCGACAACCGCATCGCCGAGAACGCGGGCTGGGACGACGCGATGCTGCGCATCGAACTCGCGGCGCTGGCCGAGGATGACTTCGATGTGGCCCTGACCGGCTTCGATGACGAGGCGCTGGCCGATCTGATGGCGGGCGAGGAGCCCGACAACGAAGGCCAGAGCGACGAGGATGCGGCACCCGAGGTGCCGGTCAAGCCAGCGTCCAAGAGCGGCGACGTCTGGATCATGGGCCAGCACCGGCTGCTGTGCGGCGACTCCACCGATGCCGCCAGCTACGTGCTGCTGCTCGAAGGCCAGCCAGTGGACATGGTGTTTACCGACCCGCCCTACAACGTGAACTACGCCAACAGCGCCAAGGACAAGATGCGCGGCAAGGAGCGCGCCATCCTCAACGACAACCTCGGCGAGGGCTTCTACGACTTCCTGCTGGCCGCGCTCGCGCCCACCGTGGCGCACTGCAAGGGCGGCATTTACGTGGCCATGTCGTCGAGCGAACTCGACGTGCTGCAAGCCGCCTTTCGCGCCGCTGGTGGCAAGTGGTCAACCTTCGTCATCTGGGCCAAGAACACCTTCACGATGGGGCGCTCGGACTACCAGCGCCAGTACGAGCCGATCCTATACGGCTGGCGCGAGGGCGCCAAGCGCCACTGGTGCGGCGACCGCGACCAGGGCGATGTGTGGCAGATCAAGAAGCCGTACAAGAACGACCTGCACCCGACCATGAAGCCGGTGGAATTGGTCGAGCGCGCGATCCGCAATTCGAGCCGCCCGGGCGATGTGGTGCTCGACCCCTTCGGCGGCTCGGGCACGACCCTGATCGCGGCCGAGAAGACTGGTCGCAGCGCGCGGCTGATCGAGCTCGACCCGAAGTACGTGGATGTGATCGTGCGCCGTTGGCAGGACTGGACTGGCCAGCAGGCCACCCGGGAGTCGGATGGCGCGCTGTTCGATGATCAGGCCGCCAGCGAGTCCTCAACGATCTCGGCGTAAATCACGAAGCCCGTCAGGTAGGGCAGACCGCGCGGGATGCCGTATTGCTTGCTGGTCAGGCGGCCAATTGTCCAGCCCATCCATTGCTGGGTGGCGGCGTTGATGGCGTCTGCCAGGGGCTGGCCCGCGTGATGCTGGTTGAGGACATCGTCCGCAAAGTGGCGACCGTGGCGGCTGTCGAGGAAGATCTGGACTGATTCGAGGGGCTGGCTGGTGGCGTTCGAGATGGCGGTCATCGCCAGGGGCCAAGCGGCATCGGCTTGCTCGCTCATGCCGTTGTAAAAGCCCCAGGATTCGTTCTGGCTGGCGGGGATTTGGGTGGTGTTCATCTCTGGCTCCTGCTTGGCTTGGTGGTTTGTCGTTTGCGACAACTCCATTAACACGCTGTTCGGGAGTAAAGCCAAGCGTTTTCTGCTTGGCTTTGCTTTATTTTTTGTGCAACAAAGCCACGCTTTATTAGGTGCTCAGGCAATGCGATAAACCCGTTCGCCGCCCTGGGGTTTGTCCGAAACGATGGCCAGCCCGAGCTTCTTTTTGAAGGTATTGGCAAAGGTGCCGCGCACCGTGTGCGCCTGCCAGCCGGTGGATGCGCAAATCTGCTGCACCGTGGCGCCCTCGAGCCTTTGCAGCATCTGAATCACGCTGGCCTGCTTGCTGTGCTCGCGACCACGCTTGGGTGCGGCATCGGGCTGGCTTGGCTGCCAATTGGCCTCTGCTGCGGCCACGGCGGCCTCGATCTCTGGGTCTGTGGCCGGGGGCGGGGCGGGGCTGCCCATTGCGCCTATGGGCGGGAGCACATCCTCTGGCTGGGCCTGGCCCTGGATGATGGCAAGGGCGGCGCGCGTGATGCGCCATTGGCCATCGGCCTGCTCGATCAAGCCGCGCCTCTCAAGACTGGCAATCATCTTCAATTTGGCCCCGCCTTTGAGAGTCAGCAGCGGCTCGACCAAGCCAGCGGCATCGCCATGCGCGCGGGTGATGAGATCGAGTTGGCGTTCGGTGATGGGTGTGGTTTGTGCGGACATGGGTGCGCTCCTGGTGGTGGTGGTCGTCGTCGTTAAGGGTCAGGCGCTGGGCTGGCTGCTTGCAAGGCCTGCTGCATGGGCAGCGGCGCTGTGGCTTGCGGCCATTCCCGCTTGGTAGGCGGCCAGCAGGGCGCTCTTGACGGCCCAGACGCTGACGTCATGAAAGTCCAGCCTGTCGCTGTGGCGCGTGGCCAAGGTCTCGATAAAGAGGTGATCCAGTGCAATGCGTTCGAGCAAGGGTTCGATCTGCTGAACGGCATTGTGGGCGGGGATTTGGGTGGTGTTCATCTCTGGCTCCTGCTTGGCTTGGCGGTTTGTCGTTTGCGACAACTCCATTAACACGCTGTGCGAGGGCAAAGCCAAGCGTTTTTTGCTGGGCTTGGCTTTATTTTGCACCGGAGTGGCTTATGTTCGACACCGCTGAAGCGGCCGCAGCGCGCATCGTGGAGCAGGCCTGGAAACAAGGCCTGGCACCCGATCCCGTCCTCACCGTGGACGAATGGGCCAGCCGGCACCGGGTGCTCTCATCGGTGTCATCGGCCGAGCCGGGGCGCTGGTCAACGGGCCGCACGCCCTACCTCAAGGCCGTGATGGATGCGCTGTCGGCTACCACGCGAGCGCAGCGCGTGGTGCTCATGGCGGGCGCGCAAATCGGCAAGACCGAGGCGGGCTTGAACTGGCTGGGCTACGTGATCCACCACAGCCCTGGCCCGATGCTGCTGGTGCAGCCCACGGTGGAGGGCGCCAAGCGCGTCTCCAAGCAGCGCATCGATGCGCTGATCGAATCCAGCCCCGAACTGGCCAGCCGGGTCAAAGACCCGCGCGCGCGCGATTCGGGCAACACCCAGCTGATGAAGGAGTTCCCGGGCGGCGTGCTGGTTATGACCGGGGCCAACTCGGCGGTGGGCCTGCGCTCAATGCCGGTGCGCTACCTGTTTCTCGACGAGGTGGACGGCTACCCGGGCGACGCCGACGGCGAAGGCGATCCGGTGGCCTTGGCCGTGCAGCGCGCCGCCACCTTCCTCAACCGCAAAATCTACCTGTGCTCGACACCCACGATCAAAGGCCACTCGCGCATCGAGAAGGCTTACCTGGAGTCGAACCAACAGGTGCACGAAGTGCCCTGCGATTACTGCGGGGCGTACAGCCCCATGTACTGGCGCAACATCCGCTGGGAGCACAACAAGATGGCGCAAGCCGCCTGGCACTGTCCGCATTGCGAGGGTGCGCACCCCGAGTACCGCAAACCGGCGCTGCTGGCCAAGGGCCGCTGGACGGCCACGGCCGAGGGCGATGGCAACACGCTGGGCTTTCACCTCTCCAGCCTCTACAGCCCCTGGCTGAGCTGGGGCGAGATCGCCCTAGAGCACCACGCCGCCAAGGAAGATCCGGTGCGCCTAAAGGTCTGGGTCAACACCAAGCTGGCCGAGTCTTGGGAGGAGCGCGAGAGCGAGACCTTAGACGCCGAGGGCCTGATGACACGCCGTAAAGCCTACGGGCCAGCCATACCGGCCGAGGTGGCGCTGCTCACCTGCGGCATCGACGTGCAAGATGACCGGCTGGAGTTGGAGGTGGTCGGCTGGGGCCGCGACGAGGAGTCTTGGTCGATTGATTACAAGGTGCTCTGGGGCGACCCATCGGCACCGGACACTTGGGTGCAACTCGACGCCTATCTGGGCAGCCGCTTCGAGCACGAGACGCTGGCCAATGGCCTGACCATCGAGGCCGCGTGCCTGGACACTGGCGGGCACCACACGCTGGCGGCCTACGCCTTTTGCAAGGGCCGCGAGCGCAGGCGCATCTGGGCGATCAAGGGCGCTGGCGGGTCTGGTGCGGGCAAGCGCCCGATCTGGCCCAAGCGCCCGAGCAAGGCCAACAAGGGCCGGGTCAACTTGTTCACGGTGGGCGTGGATGCGGCCAAAGAGGCGATCTACGCCCGGCTCAAGAAGGAGACCGGTGCCGGGGCGATGCACTTTCCGCTGGATCGTGATGCGCAGTATTTCGAGCAGCTCACCGCCGAGCGCGTGCGCACCCGGTACGTGAAGGGCTTTGCGCTGCGCTACTGGTGCAAGCCCGATGGGCGGCGCAATGAGGCGCTGGACTGCCGGGTGTACGCCTACGCCGCGCTGCACGGCTTGCTGTCGATGGGGCTCAATCTGAACAAGCGGGCGCAGGCGCTGCCGCCCATGCCCGTCAATCGCCAGCCCAGCGCTGGCAACAACGCGCCCGTGACCGCGCCCATGACGCCCAGCCCAAGGCGGCGGCGCATGGCGATCCCGTCGAACTATATGTGATACCGCGCCAGCCTCGCTCTGGCCAGGAGTTCTGCCCATGACACTCGAACAACTCAAGGCCCAGCGTGAGGCGCTGCAGGCTGCGCGCTTCAACGGCGTGCTCACCGTGCGCGCGGGCGACAAGTTGGTTACCTACAAGTCCGACGCCGATCTGCGCGCGGCCATGGGCGATCTGGAGCAAGAGATCGCCAAGGCCGAGGGCCGCGCGCGTGCGCGCAGCATCCGCACCTACTGCAGCAAGGAGCTGTGATGGCCGGCGCATTGGCAAACCTGCGCCGCAAAGTGGGTGCGATGTTCGGCGGCATCGCCGGCGGCTTTGAGGGCGGCCTGTCGGCCCGCCGCCTCAAGAGCTTTGCGGCCAGCCGCGCGCACGTCAATACCTTGATCCAGGCTGCCGGGGCCGACATGACGGCGCGCGCCCGCTTCCTGATTCGCAACAACGGCTACGCCGTCAATGCGGTCGAGTCCTGGGCTGGCAACGCCGTGGGCACGGGCATCAAGCCATCGTCTGGCATCACCGATGCGGCGCTCAAAGACCGGGTGCAGCGCCTGTGGCTGCGCTGGACGGATGAGTCCGACGCCGAGGGCCTGACGGATTTCTACGGCCAGCAGCGGCGCGCCGCACGCGAACTCTTCATTGCCGGTGAGGTGTTTTTTAGGGTACGGCCGCGCCGACCCGATGACGGCCTGAGCGTGCCGCTGCAGCTGCAAATGCTGCCCTCCGAGATGCTGCCCTTGAACCACAATCGGCTGCTGGAGAACGGGCACCGCATACGCCAGGGCATCGAGTTCGACCAGATCGGCCGGCGTGTGGCCTACCACTTCCTGCGCCGCCACCCGGGCGACATCACCGATCCAGGTCTGGCGGGCGAGACCGCACGGGTGCCGGCCGAGTCGGTGCTGCACATTGTCGATCCGGTTGATGCCGGGCAACTGCGGGGCGCCTCGCGCTTCGCACCGGCGCTGGTCAAGCTGTTTTTGCTGGATCAGTACGACGACGCCGAGCTCGACCGCAAGAAGGTCGCTGCCATGTTTGCGGGCTTTGTGCGCCGACCCGAGGGCGGGCTGGGCGGCGAAGATGCCGATGAGCACGACGGGTCGCTGCTGCCGCTTGCACCAGGCCAGTTGCAGTACCTCGGCGACGGCGAGGACATCACCTTCTCGGCTCCGGCCGATGTGGGCGGCAACTACGAGAGCTTCCAGTACCGCACGCTGCTGCAAGTGGCGGCCGCACTGGGCTTGCCCTACGCCAACCTGTCGGCCGATATGTTGAAGGCCAACTACTCCAACACGCGCGCTGCGCTCTTGGAGTTTCGCCGCCGCATCGAAGCCTTCCAGCACTCGGTGCTGGTTTACCAGCTGTGCCGGGCGGTGTGGGGGCGCTGGATGGACGTGGCGGTGCTCTCTGGAGCCCTTGATCTTGAGGGCTACGAGCAACGTCGGCCCAGCTTTCTGGACTGCTCCTGGCTGCCGCCGCGCTGGGACTGGGTCGATCCCCTGAAGGACATCCGCGCCGAGATCAACGCCATTGAGGCCGGGCTCAAGTCGCGCACCCAAGCAATTGCCGAGCGCGGCTTTGATGCGGCCATGGTGGACGCTGAGATCGCGGGCGATCAGCGGCGTGAGGACAGCCTAGGGCTGCACTTTGGGCGTGCGCCCGCACCCGCACCCGCACCCGCACCGAGTCAAACGCAATCAAACCCATGACCGATCTACCTTACCTGACGTCCCGCCTCTACGGCACACCGCTGCTGATTGCAGGCCCTAAGCTCGAGCTCATTTTGGGCGTGCTGGCGCGCAAGATGGACGGCATTAACTTGGCCACGCCGCCGCCGCCGGCTGAGCGGGCTTTGCTGTCAGACCGCATAGACGGCGGCATTGCCGTGCTGCCCATCGTGGGCACCCTGGTGCGGCGCTCCAGTTATCTGGGAGCGGCCAGCGGCTTGCTCAGCTACCACGAGATCGAAGCCCTGGCCGAGAGCGCCTTTGCCAATCCCATGGTCAAGGCGGTGCTGCTCGAGATCGACTCCAGCGGCGGCGAGGCCGGTGGCGTGTTCGACCTGGCGCAGCGCCTGCGGCAACTGGCCCAAGCCCACGGCAAGCCGCTGTGGGCCATTGCCGATGAGGCGGCGCTGTCGGCTGCCTACGCCCTAGCCTGCGCCGCTGAGCGCCTCTGGCTCACCGGCACCGCCGAGGTGGGATCCATCGGGGTGGTGGCGGTGCACGTCGATGAGTCGGCCGCCGATGCCAAGGCGGGGCGCAACTACACCTTCTTGCACGCCGGTGCCCACAAGGTAGATGGGCACGCGCACGCGCCGCTGCCGCTGCCGGTGGCCGCGGGCATCCAGGCCGACATCGAGCAACTGCACGAGCAGTTCGTCGCGCTGGTTGCGGGCCTGCGCCGCAGCACACCGGCGGCGATCCGCGACACCGAGGCGCGTGTCTATCGCGGCCAAGCGGCCATCCAGGCAGGCTTGGCCGACCAGGTCGGCACCCGCACCGAAGCCATCACGGCACTGCAGCGGCATCTGGCGCTGGCCGCTGAGCGCAGTTTGCGCAAACCCAGCGCCGCCCAGGCGCGCGCAATTCCTTCAACCCTTCAATCCCTACGTTTTACCAAGGAGCCTTCCATGCATGAGCCGAGCACCGATGCGCCAGAGCCGCACCCAGCCCCACCAGCCCCACAAACCCCAGCGCTCGACGAAGCGGCCATCACCGCCCAGGTCGAGCAGCGACTGCGCCGCCAACTGGCCGAGCTGGCCGAGATCGCAGCCCAGGCCAAGCGCCTCGGCGTGACCGTCGATCCGGCCCAGGCCCTGGCCCGAGGCCTGAGCCCAGATGCGCTGCGCCAGGCGGTGCTGCAGCAGGCCGCCGAGCGCGACTTGGCGCACGACATCGTGGCGCAGGCCGATGCGCCGCGCAGCGCAAACAAACCACAAACCGTCGCTGACAGCCCCTTGGTCAAAGCGGCACAAACCTTTGGAGAGCGCAAATGAGCACCCCTTTGATTTCCCCTGCCAGCCTGGGCGACCTGATCAAGAGCGAGCACGACACGAACTACACCCGCGAGAGCGTCAGCCTGCGGGCGGGCGCGGCTTACCCGCTGGGCGCCGTGCTCGGGCGCATCAGCGCATCGGGCGTGTACGCCCTTTCGCCCGCTGCCGCTGTCGCTGGACAGGAGGGCGCTGAGGTGGCATGCGCCGTGCTGCTGCACGCAGTGCCCGCCAGCAACACCGCCACCCAGGCACTGGTGCTCGCACGCGGCCCGGCGATTGTGGCCGACCGCGCCTTGGCCTTCGACGCTTCGGTGACCAGCACCGCCGACCAAACCCGCAAACACCAGCAACTGGCCGCCTTTGGCGTGGTCGTGCGCGCGGTGGCCTGATTCAGCAATTTCTGGAGACTCCAATGACCGTGATCGTCAACCCCTTTGATGCCGGCGGCTTTGCGCTGGCCGAAATGTCTGCCGCCATCCAGCTGCTGCCCAACGCCTATGGCCGCGTAGGCCAACTGGGGCTGTTTGCACCCGAGCCCCTGATGCAGCGCAACGTCATCATCGAAGCGACCGAGGGCGAGTTGCGCCTGCTGCCGTCGGTCGCACTTGGTGCACCGGCCAGCGTGGGCACGACCGATAAACGCGGAGTGCGCTCCTTTGCCGTGCCGCACATCCCGCACAACGATGTGGTGCTGCCCGAGGAGGTGCAAGGCGTCCGCGGTCTGGGCCTAGCCGCTGGCCAAGACCCGCTGGTGACCGTGATGATGCGCAAGCTCGCCCGCATGCGCGCCAAGCACGCGCAGACGCTGGAGTACATGCGCGTCAACGCCTTGCTGGGCGTGACCAAGGACGGTGCGGGCAACACCCTCTACGACTGGCACCAGGAGTTTGGCATTGCCAAGACCAGCGTGGACTTCAAGTTCGCCGAGGCCAAGGGCGATATGCTCACGCACTGCACGGCGGTGGCGCGCAGCATCGAAGAGAGCCTGCGCGGCGAGATGATGAGCGGCATTCATGCCCTGGTCAGCCCCGAGTTCTTCGACAAGCTGGTCGGGCACGAAAGCGTCAAGACGGCCTACACCTTCTACCAGGGTCTGGCCGGCACCAACCCGATGCGCGACGATGTGCGCCGGGGCTTTCGCTTTGGCTCGATTCTGTTCGAGGAGTACTTTGGCACCGTCACGCTGGCCAACGGCAGCACCTCGCGCCTGATTCCGCAGCGCGAAGGGGTGGCCTTCCCGCTGGGCACGCTCGATACCTTCCGCACCTACTTCGCACCCGCGAACCTGATGGAAGCGGTGGGCACCTACGGGCAAGAGCTCTACGCCTACCAACTGGCGCGAGCCAACGGCACTGGCGTGGACATCTACACCCAATCCAACCCGCTGCCCATCGTGAAACGCCCGGCCCTGACCGTGCGGCTCACGTCGAGCAGCGGCTGGTAACCCGGCCAAGGAGCGCAGACGTGACGCTCTTTGCTGCCCTGACCCGATCCATGACGGCCACCGTGCTCGACACCTTTGGTGAGCCGGTGCGGTTGCACCTTGAGGGGCAGGAGCCGGACTTGCCCGGCAGGGGCGTGTTCACGGCTGCGCACCAGGAGGTGGATGCCAGCACCGGGGTGGCAGTGTCGATGGTGCAGCCGGTGCTGGAGGTGCGCCAGGCAGACCTGCCCAGCGTGCCCACCGATGGCGATGCCGTAACGGTGCAAGGCCAACGCTACCTGATCGTCGAGGTGCGACCAGACGGCCATGGCCTGCTCAAGCTGCTGCTGCACAAAGGAGGGCGAGGATGATGAAGCACCCGCGCACCCTGATTCGTGAGGCGGTGGCGGCGCGGCTCATCGAGGGCTTGCCCAAGATCGACGCGCGCATCAGCGCCGCACGCATCAGCATACACCGCAGCACCCCGCTGTTTGCGGGCAAGCTGCCCGCGCTCTTGATCTACACCCGCGACGAGCGCATCGAGGAGCAGCCCCAAGCCGATCCGGGTCTGCGCCAGCGCAAGCTGGAGCTGGCCATCGAGATCGTGGCCAGCGGCGATGCCGCTGCCCAAGAGGCCGACACCCTGGCGCTGGCGGTCGAGACCATACTCGATGCCGACCAGACCCTGGGGCTGCTGGTAGAGGGGATGCGCCTGACCCGCACCGAGGTCGATCAAGGCGGCGATGGCGATCTGCCCATTCTGGCGGCGCGCATGCTGTTCGAGGTGATGTACTGGACGCAGCCGCTGCAAGCGCCCGATGCGCCCGATGCGCCCTTGCCGCTGCAGGTGCTGGCCAGTTGGGTGCCTGCGATTGGCGCTGAGCACGAGCACAACTACCAAGCGCTGGGTGCCCTGCACCTGGAGGGCCGGTCATGACCGAGCGCAATCTACCAATGGGTCTGACCGATGCCGAGCGGCGCATCAGCAACAGCGCCATGATGGGCCAGGTGGTGGCACTCGATGCGGCCCGCGCCCGCGTGCGTGTGCAGGCCGGGCCGATCACCACCGGCTGGCTGCCCTTTACCACCGCGCGCGCCGGCCCTGACCGCACTTGGCACGCCCCAGAGCCGGGCGAGCAGGTGCTGATCGTCGCGCCGTGCGGCGACCTCAACCAAGGCGTGGTGGTGGGATCGATCTACCGCGCCGAGCACCCGGCAGCAGCCGATTCGGCAGACATCTCGCGCACGCTGTTCAAAGACGGGGCGGTGGTGGAGTACGACCGGGCGCAGCACCTCTGGCGCTTGGCTGTGCCAGCGGGCGGCAAGATCGTGTTCGAGATCGGCCCGACCCGGCTGGAGCTCAGCGCGCAGGGCGTGCGCATCAGCGGGCCGCGGATCGATCTGAACTGATCCGCGCAAGCACTGCAACCTTGCGCAAATTTGCGCAAGGTTCTCGCCACAAGCACAGGAGAGCAAGCCATGCCAGCGGCCACACGATTGGGCGACACCTGCACTGGGCACGGCCCTTGGCCAGCCCGCGCCAACACCTCAGCCAGCCCCGACGTGTTCGTCAACGGGCGCGGCTGGCATCGCGCGGGCGACGGCTGGGCGGTGCATTGCCGACCAGGGCCAGACCCCGCATGCCATAGCAGCGCCCTGGGCGCTGGCAGTGCCAGCGTGTTTGTCAACGGCAGCCCCGCCGGGCGCGTAGGCGATGCGGTGGCCTGCGGGTCAAGCGCCGCCAGCGGCAGCGCCAATGTGTTTGCGGGGTAGCAATATGCTCGGAACCCACGCCCAAACCGGCCAGATCTTGGCCGGCATAGACCACCTGCGCCAGAGCATCCGCGACATCTTGAGCACCCGCATTGGCACGCGCGTGATGCGCCGCGACTACGGCTCGCGCCTGCCGGCTTTGGTGGACAACCCCATGACGCCACGCCTGGCCATGGATCTGTATGCGGCCACGGCTGAAGCCCTGGCGCGCTGGGAGCCGCGCTTCCAACTCACGCGCGTGCGCATCGCATCGGCCACGGTCGGGCGCGTGGTGCTCGACCTAGAGGGCATCTACTTGCCCGATGGCCGGGCCACTTTGATCAACGCACTGGAGGTGTGAATGAACACGCTCAGCGATCTGTCCAGCCTGCCCAGCCCAGCGGTGATCGAGGCCCTGTCCTACGAGGCGATCTTGACCCAGATGCAGGCCGATCTGCAGGCCCGCTACCCAGGCTACACGGCGCTGCTGGCATCCGACCCGGCCATCAAGATACTGGAGGTGGCCGCCTACCGCGAGGTGCTGCTCAGGAGCCGCATCAACGCGGCGGCCAAGTCCTCGCTCTTGGCCTTTGCCACCGGCAGCGACCTGGACCATCTGGCCGCCTTTTACGGCGTGACGCGCCTGCCCGATGAGGCCGACGAGGCGCTGCGCCTGCGCACCCGCCAGCGCCTGATCGGCTTTGCCAACGCCGGTGGGGCATCGCATTACCGCTATTGGGCGCTGTCGGCCTCACCCGAGGTGGCCGATGTGGAGGTTGATAGCCCGCGCCCGGGCCTGGTGCGCATCAGCGTGCTGGGCAAAGCACACGTCGTGGGCGACGCGCAGACGGTATCGGATGCCGCGCTTGAGGCGGTGCGCGCGCTGGTGCTGCGCGACGACATTCGGGTGCTCACCGACACCGTCGAGGTGCTGCCCGCCGAGCTGCTGCACGTCACCGTGGCCGCCCGCATCTGGCTCTACCCCGACACACCGAGGGCGGCATTTGACGCCATAGGCCCTGGCTTGCAGCAGGCGCTGGCTGCGCAGGCGGGCCTAGGCTGGGACTTGACCCGCTCGTGGCTCATCGCCCGCTTGCAGTGGCCGGGCGTGCACAAGGTCGAGTTGCTCTCGCCGACTGCGGATGCCCGCGCCAGCGCCAACCAGGCGGTGCGCTTGTCGGGCTTGAATCTCGAATTTGCCGGGCGTGACCGATAGCGCCCGCACCCTTGCACTGGAGCGCGCATGACGCCTGAGCACTTGCTGCCCGCCAACGCCACGCCGCTGGAGCAGGCCCTGTCGCAAGCGGGCGATGTGCTGGCCCGGCTGACGCTGCCAGCGGATGCGATTGGACGGTTCAAGATCGAGCCGTCCGATCCGCTGCTGCCTTGGCTGATCTGGGAGTATGGGCTGGGTGAGCTGCTGCCCTACCTGCCCGATCCGCGCCGCGCCATAGCCAGCGGCATACTGTGGCAGCGCCTGCGTGGCACGCCGGCGGCGCTCAGCACCGCCTTGGCCTGGATAGGGATGAGCGCCACGCTGGAGCAAGAGCCGCCCGGCGTGCATTTCGCCTCGTTCCAGCTTGATCCGGGCCGGGTGCTCGACGACGACACGGAGATTGCCCACCTGATCTCGATTGCCCGGCTGTCGGCACCGGCGCGCGCGCGCCTGTCGCGCATCTACCACGGCCACGACCTGCGCCGTGCGGTGCTCAGTGAGAGCCGTTTGGGCCAAGCGCTGCTGTCGGATCACAGCGGCGTGTTTTGGAGGGACGGGCTGACCAAGCTCTCCTTTGGGCGCAGCTTTACCCAAGCCGCGCAAGCCAGCGGCCAAGCGCTCGAGCCCAGCCGCGAAGCGGTGCGCTATGCGGTGGCGCGGCTGCTGGATCGCACCTTGCTGAGTTTTTCGGCCCTGGGCGACCCGGGCCACACGCCCAATGCTCTCTTTGTGCACTCGCGCCTGCGCGCGCTGGCCAATGCGCTGGGCGTGCCAGACCCGATTGGCATGCGGCCCGAGCGGCGCTTTGCTCGGGCGCAGGTGCTGCTCTCGGACAGCACGCCCTTGGGCGACATCAACGCCAACCTGCCGCGCTTTGTCTGGCAGGAGGAGGGGCACCCCATCGCCTTGGGCGCGGGCGACCCGCTGTCGGCCACACCGCACCGGCTGCGCAGAGTCGAGGTGCTAGAGCGCCTGGCGCGGGCGCACCCGGCAGCGCTGGCCGTGCCTGCCTTGCGGCTGCAAGCGCGGCAAGACCGTCTGGCGGCGCATCGGGTGCAGGCCCGCGCCGATCTGGCGCTGGGGATGTGGCACTTGGGCGAGTCGGTGCCCAGCCGGGACGCTGGCGCTTTGGTGCGGCAGCACAGCCCGAGCAATGCGCCGCTGCCCGATGCCGCTGGCTGGCGGCCACGGCTGTACCAGCGCGCACAGGTGCGGCTCTCGGAGTCGGTGCTGGGCGCGCTCAACAGCCGCACCCCACGGCGGGCGCTGGTGCGCACCAGGCCCATGCCCAGGCTGGGCGAGCTCGCCTTGGGCGATGCAGCCGAAGTCGAGTGGCAGGCGCTGACCGAGATGCACAGCGCGGTTTCGGTCTGGTCTGCGGCCGAGCCGTTCGAGTTTGTCGCTGCGCTCGCTGTGCTGCAGCGCCTGCTGGCTCACAGCACCGAGGCCAACACCAGCGCGCAAGCCGCGCCCACGCGCACGGCCTTGTCCAGCAAGCACGCCGCCTGGAGCGGCCAAACCTGGACGGGCGTGCGCTGGCCGAGCTCGAGTTGGACGGACACGCGCGAGTTGATCGGTGCGGGCCACAGCCAAGGGTGATGTGGGCCAGCAGGCGATCTACGAAGAGAAGGTATAGGCGACTTTTTAAGCATCAACCCAGCATCAACCCAGCATCTATCCACCAATTGGAGCACCACCATGGCGATTTTGACTGCCAGCGGTCGCGCCGCGCTTGCCGCCGCGATCAAACAACAAACCTTGCATCTGGCCTTGGGCGAAGGCGACCCCTTGTGGGACACCAGCCTGTCGATCAGCACCTCTTTCGATGAGGCGGGCGTGATCCCGCTGGGCTTTGCGCACTTGGCCGAGATCCGCGTCAGCACGGTCGATGGCCAGACCCTCTATGCGCTCGATGCCGACTACAGCGCCAACGCGCGCGAGGGCGTGCTGCGCCGGCTGCCGGCCAGCACCATCCCCGAGCGCGGCGAGGTGACGGTTGCGTTCAAGGTCTCGCACCCGCCCGAGCCGATTGGGCAAACGGCGCTGCTGCGCGAAGTGGGTCGGCGCTTGGTCAACGAAACGCACTTTGTGGCCGCCGACCCGCAAGGCGAGATCGTGGTGCCCACCGGGCGCTACCGGCTGTCGAGCGAGCCCACCAACCACCTGTTCATCCGGGTGCGCTTTGACTTTGAGGATGCCGCCACCAGCGTGCTGCGCGAGCAGGGCCTGTTCGTGGGCACCCAGACCGACCCCGCTTTGCCCATTGGCCAGCGCTACTTCAGCCCGGCCCAGATCACGGAGCCCGGCATCCTCCTTGTGCTGCAGAACTCGGTGCCCATTGTGCGCGGGCCTTCTACACGCGAGACCTTTGAGTTCGTTGTCACTTTCTAATCTGCGAGGCATCCATGATCGAGCGCCACTACAACCTGTTTGACCCGGCCAAACACTACACCCAGCTGCTGTTTCGTGCCGGAGACGGCCTGCAATCGCGCGAGCTCAACGAAGTCCAGAGCGCCCTGATCCACCGCCTACAAGGCGTGGCCGATGCCTTGCTCAAGGATGGCGACATCGTCAGCGGCGGCCACCTGCAAATCGATGCCGACACCGGCTTGGTCAGCATGGATTTTGCTCGCGTCTATCTGCGCGGAGCGGTGCGCGAGGTGCCCGCCGGCCAATTCACCGTGCCCGTCGATGGCCGCGTGGCCGTGGGCGTGCGCTTTAGCGCCAGCACCGTCACGGAGCTGGAAGACCCCACTTTGCGCGAGCCCGCCGTGGGCGTGCGCAACTACCAAGAACCCGGCGCGGGCCGCTTACAAGAAACCCTGGCCTGGGGCTGGGAGGGGGCTGGCACCAGCGATGGCCAAGGCGGCGACTTCCACGTGGTTTATGCGATCGACAACGGCATCCTCGAGAACCGCCGCCAGCCGCCGGTGCTCGATGGCGTGATCGCCAGCCTGGCGCGCTACGACTACGACGCCAACGGCAACTACGTCACCGAGGGGCTAGACGTGCGCTTCCTGAGCGCCGATGCCCAGACCCAAGAGCACATCTTCTCGGTGGCCGAGGGGCGTGCCAACATCAGCGGCTTCAAGATCGAGCGCAGCCAATCGCAGCGCCTGCGCCTGCCCATCGACCCCGATCTGCAGCGCGTATCCTCGGAGCCGCAGGTGTTCAGCGGGGCAGCCAATGGCTCGATGACGGTCACGCTCAACCGCTCGCCGCTGGCGCAGGTGCTCGACATCAAGGTCACGCAGCAAAAGACCGAGACTGTGGTGCATGGGGCCTTTA